CTTCAATAGCATTTCGAACGGATACGGGATCGGAATATATTTTATTGTTTGGGTCAACCAGCGGCGTTATATTTTCTAAAACATATTTAGATTGAATAGAAGTTGCCAATGCTTTTCTGACTTGGTCAATAATTAAAGGCTTATTGACATCTATAAATTTTTGATACTCTCTATATTCTTTCGATGGTTCCAGACCAAGTGCTTGTTTCCATTGATTTTTTAAAAGCTCTCCTTTTCCTGATAACCCGCTGAATGCCTCTAATGGTTTTACATTTATTTTGTTTATATCCTTTGCTAATAATTGTGATTCAATTGCTTGTGATCTAATTTTTGGGTCACTCGTTATTTTTTGTATTTTTGCTTCATACAATTGTTTAATATTATCTGGATTAGCGCTAGAAACATTATCGGTAGAAGCAGATGAAACCGGAGCAGGCCATTTCGATTGATCGCTATAACCAGCATTTTTTGCAAGTTGCGATATATCAGCGCCACTCCTAAAAGAAGCAACGGCTTGTTGAGGGGTGTATCCAAAAGCAACTGCTTGGTCAACTAATCCGCGTTGTTCGTCTTGACTTAAAGAACTATATTTACCCAATGGTAATCCGCCGTGCATTGTTCTAGGAGGAACATTAGTGGGGTTGGTATTTTCAGATATATTATCCGTTTGCGGAGAAATACTTTGTTGAACAGAAGGATATAAAGTATTGACAATATCTCCTCCTGATTGTTGTAACTGATTTGCTCGCGCGGTAATTTGTTTTTGTATAGCAGGAACTGCATAAGGCTCTACTAGATTTTGCGCAAGGGGGCTTAGTCCTTTTAAAGCGGCATTCGGTCCAAGCATATAATTTGCATATGCTAATCGAGAAGCTGCATTGGCTCTTGCTAAATCAGCAGCATAAGGCAGTTCAGCTTGAGACTTTTGATTAGCTAATTGTGTTTGTAATAAGGATTGTTTTAACGTTTCAGGTAAATAACGAGCACTTAAACTTTTAGAATAAGCATCAATAATAGAATCGAATAAACCACCATATGGATTAGCTTGTGCTGGAGTTAATAATGGAAACTGCGGTACTGTAAATGCCATATTTATTCCTTATTTAATTCCAAATAAAGAACCGATCCCACCAAGCAATGTTCCTAAAGCAGAACCTTGCGCTTGGTTTTTATTTGCTTGTCCAGCATAAGCAAGTGAACCTTGCGCTGCCAATGCTTGAGCAATTTGTTCGGCCATTGAATTTGCGGCACCAATACCTTGATTATAAATATTTTGATATCCTTGTAAGCCGGTGCCAAATAATTGATGCTCACCTTCAAGGCCAGTTCCGTATAGTCCTAAAGCCTTAGATAAATAATTATTGAAATCTTGACTTGCTAAATTCTGTGCAAGAGTAGCCGCTTGTTGTTGATGCTGAGGAGAGCCCGCCATTCCCCCCGAAGCAGCCGCATTATTGGCCGCATTCATCGCTTGGTCATATTGAAATTTATATCCAGGAGATTGTTGATATTGCCCTGCAATTTTATTATAAACATCTGATGGATTATTCACTAATGTAGAATAATTGCTGGATAATTGACCGCCGTATTGATTTAATAAATCAGCATATTGATCTTGAAGATGCGGCTGAATGCCTATTCCCGCATTAATAAATGGAGAATAGTAAGGCGATATTGCATTTGGAATTTGCTGGAAATAAGGAGAAGCAGCTTTCGATGGGTCTTTACTGCCGCCGCCAAATAATCCAAACAATCCGCCAGCTATCCCGCTAGCTCCAGGAATATAAGATGCATAATCCATATGTTTAATCCTTTAAACATGTTTTATCCATTATATACAATTCTACAGCTATATACTATGACTTGTATATCATTTATACGACTTGCACAACTTTAAATGTTCCTGCAATATTCACTTTTAATTCATCAGTTGTACTATCGTAAATTAAGTCACCGAAATAATTACTCGGCGCACTAGATGCATTAAATCTCGTTTGTAATGTTGCGATGTTTGTCGTAGGCTGCTGCGGCGGCAAAAATCCTTCATCCGATAAATTGGTTTGCAATGCAGTAATTAATTGCTGAAAGATAGATTGCCATTGCGGCGTTAAATATCCGTTTTCATCAACCAGTTTTGTATATTCAAAATTAGGTATGATCATTTGCTGTCCTTGCTATTGATAAATAGTTGCCACACCATCCGTAGCAACAAATCTTCCTAATCCCCAAAATCTAAACTGCGCAACAAAATCATTTGCATTTCCCAATCGCCAATAAATTAAACGATTGGCGTACTGCCCATATGGATTTAATTGCTGTCTAAAAATATTACTAAAACTTTGCCCACCATTCACAGAAATAGATAAATCTACTGCTTGTGGAATAGTAGTATCTGTAGGCTGCGTTCCCTGTCCGATGGTAAATGTTATTTTATTGACATTAAATCGTGAAGTGTCTGGCAATCTAATATTTCGACATACTCTAATACGCGGCATTTCTTGGCCATCAAAATCGGTATAATTAGTACTCATTTGGTACAGATTTCCGTCTATAAGCGAAACAAAATAATAATTGTCATTGAAAAAAGCAATGCGTTTAGCGATATGGGCATTCATATGCGTATCACATACATTAAAAAACTGCTTGGTATTAAAATCATAAATATAACTGACATTATCAGTGGGAAATGTAATTTGATAAATTAAATGACCGTCTTGTCTAAATAAAAATCCATAAGAATCTGTAGGCGTCGTGAGCTGAGCAAATTCAAAATCGATACCATCTGTGGATATTCGTTGTAAATCCGTACCCGTAGAAAACATAATTGCGGGACCTGACTTTTCGTTTGCCGACAACCAAACAATAATATTTTCGTTATAAGCAATTGTTGCTGGATTTAAACAACCGTAATCTAAGTTGAAAGTCGCAGAGCGTTGATAAGGGAAAAGCTGATATCCGACATCTTGCCACGATTCCGTAACAGTTTGACCGAACACGTAAAGCAAATTTCCTCTTCCTGGAAATCTTTGCGCAGCGACCACTTGATCAGGTTTTGTTTGTAGCGTTCCAACATGTGCTGAATCGTTAGGCCAACTTGTCCCATTTCCAACATCCGACAAGCGCCAGATAGCATTTCCTACATCTGCTGCAATAAATCGGCCATCCTGAAAACTAATATAACCAGGAGTAAAATCCAGAGTGACCTGTTGAAAAGTAGACGCAGAATAATTGTAAATATATAATTTTTGTTTATCACAGATCGCAATCTGGTTATTATTGTTTTCATCAATAAATACATCCCCTGTAAAAGTATTGATCGTTCCAATCAATGAAACATTTAAATTGGAAGCAACGGCATACACATTGTTCCCAATTACAACAATCATATGATTATAACGAATGCTGGTATAAATGCCTCTTCCTTGCTCAGTGGGCCCTATAGTAGCTACTTTTTTATATCCAGCATAATCCACTAAAAATCCATCGGATATAATCATATTATAAGTTCTTTCTACGGAAATTTTGGGATAACGCCCAAAAGTAGAAGATCCAACAATATTAAGGGGCATATCAATGAAATTTTGAGGTTGAAGCTTTTTCATTAGCACTCAAGTCCTTTCTGGAAATAATTAAGCCAAATTACATTGGACGATAGCCCCTACCAATATTTATATCGCCCCAGTTTAGTCCGCTGGTAGCGCCCAAAGATGAACACTTATTCAAACTCAAATCAGCAGGCGATACATCGGTCACTTCCGATTCTAATATCCGTAATTCTTGTTCAGCTTGTGGGCTCATATTAATTCCATATTCGGAACAAATACGTTGTGCTAATCGATAACGTAAATAATCAATATAAAATAAATCGAAAACCGTAGTTAAATCTTGCCCCAAAGTAACATTGGTAAACCCAAATTTACCCCATAAAGTCATTGGGTAATTTGTATTAGGAAGGAAGTATAGCCAGATAGTGCCGCCGCCTTTCCCACGTTCAAAATGCCAGTTAAAGGGAAGAGATGCGATATTATCGACACGTCCTGAGCCTTGATAAGGCTTACGACTCATTGGCGACATCGAATAGCGAACAGGGCCAATGTTAAATGTCAATGTTTCTGCAACTACCAAATTAGGAACGAAATAAGTCTCCTGGTTTGGCACAGCATTAAACTGATATTCTTGGTAATAGGGAATTAATCGTGAATGCGCAGATTTTACATTCAACAATGCATTGAGCATATCTAACCCATCTTGTAATTGTGCGCCGCTTACAGTTTGTAAATCGCGGCTAACAATTTGGGAAAGATAAAATGAATTGGTAATGAGCTGCGTTGTTGTATAGGCCATAAACCATCCTTGGCTTTAAAACATAAGTAATTTACTAAAATGTAATAGACTTAAATCCAGCAATATAGATCGATACTGAATCTGAACCATTTGTCACTTTGTAATTAATTTTAGGAACACCAAAGCCAGGAACATCTTGCGTAGATGGCATCCATACATAATTAACAATTTTTTGTCCTGCGACCGGTCCGGGAATAACAATCATGTCGGATGATGAACCATTCGGCTGTAAATATACCGAATTACCCGCAGATGCAGGTGTGTACTCTATACGTACATAAATATTAGCGCCTGATAGGGCTAACCAGATTAAAGATGATAAATCAATAGAAGTATAAGTAGTCGCGTTTCCATTAATAACGGAAGTTGGCTGAGGGGTGGCATAAAAAAATGTACGATCATAGACGCCAAGATAATAACAAGGCAAAAAATGCGCGCTTGCGTCAGTTATCATTACCCCTAATGCCGCAACGCAATCATAACCATAAGGCATTACAGGGTCATTCACTTCTTTACAACAAATTGCAGCTGCCGGATTTCGACCTGTAGAATCTCCAATTGCGCTTACTGCATAAACAGTATTGGGTTGTAAAGTACCTTGATCTAAGCCATTGATCCCATTTTTTGTCACATCAATAACAGTTGTAGAGTTAGGAGATACTGTAGGCGTACCTTCTCCTAAAAAATTTCCTAAATTAATGAGAACACGATTATAAAAATCTCTTGCTATACCAGGCCAAATATTTATTTTTGTATTCGGCGTCGTGGGATTATTAGAAATGAACAATCCGCTTAGAGTAAGTGCGGGCGGTGTAACTAATTCGCTAAAAACAGCCATATCATTTCCTTACTCTAAGCAGACATTAAAATTAAATACCCACCATGTACCCAGCAACATTGATTGCCACAGCATCGGAAGCATTGCTAACTTTGTAATTAATTTTTGTGGAAACACCAGCAACTAATGTTGCAGATACCCAGTTATAACTATTGAGAACAACAGAAGTAACTTGGCCTAAATTGACGACCTGATCGCCTGTAGCACCATCTCCACGCAAGAAAACACCACGGCCAGCAGCAGAAGGCGTTAATGCAGTCATAATAAGAACGTTAAATTTATTGTCTGCACCGCCTCCTGGAGCAACTAAAGAAGTGATATCTACAGCAGTATAAGAAGTTGCGTTACCTGCCGTTACAGATGTCGCCTGTGGAGCGTCATACATAAACATACGCCAACTAGCAAATCCGCTCCAATACCCTAAAATAAAATGAGCAGATGCGTCGGTATACATCGCTCCAACAATTCTAAAAGAATCATACCCCGCGGGCAATACTGCTCCACTAGCAAGCGATTTTACAAGTAATGTTGCAGTTGGCATTAAATTCCTTGAATCACCAATAACACAAACTGCATAAGGGGTGCTTGCAGCCAAAGTACCTGTATCTAATCCATTAGCACCATTAACCGTTGCATCTAAGACAGTATTAGAATTAGCAGTAATTGCCTGATTTCCTTGGCCTTGAAAATTTCCAAGATTCATATCAATAACATTATTAATATCTCTTACAACGCCAGGAGTAATGGTTAATTTAGTATTTGGGGTGGTCGCATTATTTCTAACAATACAACCGGTAGCATACAGATTAGGGTTAAAAACAATTGGATCTAACTGACTCATAAAAATTCCTTTTTAATGGTTCCCTACCGAATGTTCGGTTTGGTAAATATTCTTTTAAAAATATGGGCGCCATGGACAACGCCCATTCAGCTTAAAGTTACACAGGGAACAAAATTCTCATGCAATAATCTGGGACAATGGTTGAACCCCAAACGCTATCATGAATAGTTGCGTTTTGGTTTTGTCCAAGCAATGCACCAGTCGTCAAACGTAATGAAACACCAGTTTCTGGGTCGGTTTCACTAGCGGTCGTAAACGGACTTTGATTCGGTAATTTTGGCATTGCTAAATAGAAAGAATCCCCACCAATAACTAACCCGCAACGATGAGTAGGTGCAAAATATCCTTGCATACCCGCTACGATGTTGTTGTTGATCAAAATGTTTTGCACATTATTGACAGACAATGTCGGTAGAACGCTAACAACCACATTACCAGAACCATCAGCAGCAGCATTAGCCGTTGCACGGAATTGAACAGGTTGTGCAGTTGGGACTTGTCCGTAGTAGGTTAATAAACGCAAATTGGGCTGACCAGAAACGTTGTCATTGAATTGGAAAACGTCTCCAGCTTTGACCGCATTAGCATCATTAATGGTAGCACCGCTAAAAGTAATTTGAGTAATCGCATTACCGCTAGGGTCATTTGTGCTCACAACCGTTAATAACTGTTTGCTGTTACCACAGGTTCCGGCTACTTGAATAGGCAACATGTTGGAAATATAATATTGGACTGGCGGATAACCAAATTCACCGACTTCCCAAGATTTAGCAATCTCGTCGTTTCGACGCGGAACAAATTGGTTCAATCCTGTTCCAACGATTTGCGGCTCAACGGTATTTGGAATAATAACTTTAATACCATGAATTACCGAGCCGAAATCTTTAAAATTTGAAATCATTTGCGCTAATTGGGTATAAGAATTGATTGGGCTCGTGCCATTACCAAAGAAACGCCATGGGCCAGATTCAGTATGCAACGCACCGGTCGGAACTGTTTGCCCGTTTACAACAGTAGTGATAGGCACAGAAGAATTACAATTTAATGCAATGTTACCCTCTATTAAAGCACCCAACTGAGCAATAGCAGCCTTACCAAAAGTTTCCATGTAATTGCCGATCCCCATGGGTTTATCGACATTAAAGATTCTTTCTTGAGCGGTAAAATCTAATGCTACGTTAGCAGCTTGGTCACAAGACAAAGGTTGCAAGCGTTGAACGCCGGCTTGGAATGAAGCAACAAGCCCGTATCCCGATGAAAACTTTGGAGGCACATCAAAGTTCACAACTGAGCCTAAGTTAGCTTCAATTTCATTAAAGTTTTTAAATTTTTTATTTGCAATTGCAACAAAGCAATTGATGTTATTAAGTAGCGCAAGACCGCCTCGGTTATACGTTTGAACCTGCGTTAAAATATTGGTAGGTAAAGCCATTGTCAATGCTCCCAAAATCCTTTTGGTAAAATCCTTTTATGGAAGCAATGGCTTTCAATAAAAATAACAAACCTAACTCACACTCGCTGGCTATATCCGAGCCCACGGTTGTTTTTTAAAGCTAGATAATTCCGAGCCACTGTCCATCCCTAAAGTAGATGAAGGACTTAATTGGCTTAGTGGTTCGTTGATATTAGGGACTCGCGCGCCAAACTCATTTTGTTTCAATGATTGAGACAACGCACGCATTTCAGCATTCGCAAGCTCAGGGTTAGCATAAGCAAGCGTTAAAAATGTAGCCAATTTACTTGGGTTTTTCCCAAGATGGTACATCAAATCTGCTGTATTGTCCTGGGCTTGCGTCAGCTGCACTATGTGGGGAATCGAAGGTAAATTCATTCCCGAAATGGTTTTTTCGAAATCATTATATTTCTGCGGGCCTAATTGCATTTTGCCAACAAAATCGTCGACAATACGCTTCCCCATTTCATCTTGAGCACGCTTATGCGCTTCTTCCGCAATTAGATCACGTATTCTATCTTCAGAAAATTGCGGCATTCCACCGAATGTGTTCTGAGTTTCTTGAATAGGTGCTCTAGGTGCTTGCTCAGCTTGAAGTCTTTCTAATGCTTCACGTCGCCCACGCTCATAAGCTTCATGCTTTTTAGCGCCAACCAAACGGTCAACTTCAGATTGGGGGATCATCTTTTCTTGCGCAACTTGTGGCTGCGTAGAAATTGATGCAGAAATATCTTGATCCGGCTGCATCCCTTCAACATTTTCCATTTGCCAAATTCCTTCTGGCCTTGTTTTACCCGAACAAGACGGTAGTGCCTCGAACTACGAGTGTTGGTCATTTTGTCCGCATGACTGCGTATGCCCTGCTATCTGTCACAGGTCTACATTTAAAACTTCTAGCGGAGTCTGCTAAAAATTTTAATCAAGACCAGAACAGTATCGCCACCTTTCATCACAGTAACTAAAGTTCTGATCTTAGATATTTTATAAACAATTATTTTTTAATTGTCAACAATTTTTATCGACATTTGCTAAAAAATTATCGATAATCGATAATAAATTATCGTTATTAATTTGTATTAATTAATAATATTTAATATTAGTAATTAATATTTTTTAATATGAAATAATATAAACTATAACAAGGACACTGAATGCAGGGTATAAAAAAAATTCCCGAAGACTTATGGGGATCTTTGCTAACATTTACTCGAATATTTTATGAGCTACGCACAGGACGAGAATTTAAGCTAAGCTATCCAGATGGGCGAGAATCACATTATATTACGATTTGCCGAGAATTGATGAAAGTCTTTAAAGGAGAAACCAATCGGTTAATCATCAATATCGCACCCAGATATGGTAAAACAGAATTACTAATTCATTTTATTGCCTGGGCGCTTTCCCAATACCCGGACTCTAATTTTTTATATGTCTCTTATTCATTGGGTTTGGCTAAAAAACAAACAAAAACCATACGTCAAATTATTAATATGCCTGAATATAAAGATGTGTTTAAAGTGGAAATATCGGAAGACACCTCGGCCCAGCATAACTTTGAAACAACAAAAGGCGGCACTGTTTATGCTGCAGGCGCAGAAGGAGAAATAACAGGACGTGGAGCGGGAATACAAAATTGCGACCGCTTTGGTGGTGCTATTATTATTGATGATATACATAAACCCACCGAAGTGCATTCTGACACTGTCAGATCCGCTGTTAACGAATGGTATTACCATACTTTATTATCACGACTTAATTCACCAAGTAAAACGCCGATTATTTTCATTGGACAACGATTACATGAAGATGACTTGGCGGCAAACCTAATTAAAGAAGGTGGATGGAAAATATTATCCCTCTCCTCTCTTGATGAAAATGAAAATGCACTAAATCCCAACATGCATTCAAGAGAACAATTGCTAGAAATGAAAAGGCTACATCCTTATGTCTTTGCAGCACAACACCAACAAGATCCACTTCCGGCAGGCGGCGGTGTCTTTAAACCTGAATGGTTTGTATTACATGACGAAGAACCAGAAATACTGACTTCTTTTATTACCGTCGATACTGCCGAAACAGCCAAAACGTATAATGACCCCACAGTATTTAGCCATTTTGGCGTTTACAAAATAAAATATCGAGACATTGATATTGAAAAATATGCTATTCATTGGATAGATTGTATACAAACTTGGATTGAGCCTAAAGATTTAGAAGGTGAATTTCTAGCTTTCTATGCCAGGGCTATGCGTCATCGATGCCCTCCCGTGTTGGCTGCAATTGAAAAGAAAAGCACTGGCGTAACTTTATCCAGCGTCCTTAAAAAGATGCAAGGGATTACTATCATTGATATCGAAAGAAGTATCCAAAGTAAAACTGACCGATTTTTAGAAATACAGCATATTGTGAGCGAAGGGCTGGTATCTTTACCCACATATGGCAAACATACAACCATGTGCATTAATCATTGTAAATCCATCACCGCTAATAATTCACATCGCCATGATGATATCGCAGATACAATGTACGATGGGATCAGATGTGGTATTATAGATAAATTAGCGATCAACTATAATCGAAGTAAAAAATCTTATAACAATGAAGTCGCCAAAACAATCATGGGAAATTTTATAAGGCTACAAAACATAAAGCAAAACCGATCATTTTGACACAACTGAATTCATTAATCTAGAGCCAAGGATGGCAAGGATATAATATGGAAATTGCAAAAAAGCATACAGATATGCTTTCTTATCTGAAAGAATGTGTTGTTGATAGCTATCAATATTTTGAAGGTAACTATAGAACATTTGCGGAATATAATAAATTTGTATTTGATACGGCACTTACCGGAACCGATAAAACCGTATTGACCGCATTAAATAAACCCGAAATAGAATTTAATATTATTGAAGCTTACATTAGCCGCTTACGGGGTGAGTTTTCTAAGCAAGAACCTGCAATTACCACAGAATCCGATGATGGCGCTCAAGTCGATCCACAAGTCATTAAAGCTGTAGAAAACCATATTAGGCATATCATTTACGAAGCTCAAAAAAACGGCACTATGTTTAATACTTATACAGACACTCTAGGCGGCGGATTTAGTGTTTGGAAAATCTGGACTGAATATGCCCATGAAATGAGCTTTAATCAAGTTATTAAGTGGAAAAGAACTTTTGACCCGAATTTATGCGGATTTGATCCGTTAGCCCGAGATCCGCATAAAGCGGATGGCGCTTATTGCTATGAAATATTTCCGATTTATAAAAATGAATTTAAAAGAAAATACCCTGATGTAAAAGTAGAAAATTTAGGTGGTTCTAATTATTTAAGTTCATTCAACTGGCAATATAATGACGGTAAAAAAGACGTTATATTAGTTTGCGATTTTTATTATAAAAAGAAAAAGAAATTTAAAATTGTCCAACTCACGGACGGTCAGATAATGCGAATGGATGCATACAAAAAGTTTTTAGAAAAATGGGAACAATCTGGCATTTTACAAGCACCGCCCGAAATAAAAGGAAAACCAAGAGATACAGAAAATGAAATCATTTATCGTTATCGGTTTGTGGAAAATCAAATTTTAGAATTTGTAGAAACGGATTATAAATACCTTCCGTTGATATTTGTAGACGGTAACTCTGTATTTGTACAAGAGGACATGGGTGGTAAAACCGAACAAAAAACTAGACCATATGCCTACCATGCTAAGGGTATCCAAAAAATGATTAACTTTGCCGGACAAACCATCTGTAATGAAATCGAGAACATGATCCAGCACAAATTTAAAGTTGCTAAAGAATCTTTACCGGATGAGCCAGAATATTTAAGCGCTTATACAAATGTCCAGATAGCCAATACACTTGTTTATAAAGCTTTTAATGATAATGACCCTACGCAACCTGTGCCCCCTCCTCAAGAAATACCACGTGTAGGAGCACCTCCAGAGCTCATGCAATCATTCTTAAATGGCTCTAGTCTTATGCAAACTATTTTGGGGGCTTATGATGCAGCCCTTGGAATTAATGATAATCAATTATCAGGGGTAGCCATTGTTGAAGGCGCAACACAATCCAACGCTTCAGCAATGCCTTACGTTGTAAATTTGATGACTTCTTTAACGCAGCTTGCCAACATTATTGTTGACTTAATTCCAAAGTATTATATTACGCCAAGAACATTGCCGATTATTACGCCAGAAGGCAATCGAAAATACCAGCGCATTAATGATCCAAATCATCCTGAATCGATCGACTTAAATTATGATAGTAATGCATTTAAAGTTAAAGTTGAAGCAGGCGTAAGCTTTGGCATACAAAAATCCAGGGCATTAAACCAAATTATAGCCATGAGTCAATCTTCTCAGATTTTCTCGCAATTCATTAATGCCGAAGGACTTGACATCATTCTTGATAACTTTGAAGTACGCGGCGTAGATGCACTTAAAGAACGCGCGCAAATGTTTATGCAAAAACAAGCGCAACAACAACAAATGGCCATGCAGCAACAACAACTTGCTATGCAAAATAATCCTGCTATGATAAATGCTCAAACAAATCGGCTCAAGACCGTCAATGAAATTCAAATGTCTCAAGCACAACATAATTTAGAATTAGGGAAGCTTAGCGTTGAAAAACAAAAGGCCGATAACGATACTGTTAAAGCCACTGCACAAGTCCAAGGCCAAGAACTTGATGACATGGTTAAATTAGATAAGGCAGATGCCGAAAGAGCAAGAGCAGCCGTAGATTTAGCAATGAAAACCATTGATATGCGCCATAGACATATTAATGAATCAACAGAGCTTGCGCATCGTTTAACAAAAGAAGCAATTGAAAATATTAAGGAGTAATAATATGGCAAAAATAACAACAAAACGTAGAAATGCGCTGCCTAAATCAGAATTTGCTTTACCAGCAGAAAGAAAGTACCCGGTAGATACTCCTGCAAGAGCTGCCAATGCTAAAGCCCGTGCAACACAGATGGTAAAAAAAGGAAAGCTTAGCGAAAGTGCAAAAGCCAAGATTGATGCTAAAGCAAATAAAGTTCTTAAAAAGAAAAAGTAAATTTTACAAACAGGATTAAGAATGAAAACCAAGGACGATACTACTTATTTGCTGATGCTTAAGCATTTCAATGTTTTAATGGAAAGGATTAATGAAATCGAAGAATATTATTTCCAATTAAAAAAAGATATTGACAATATAAAAGAAATGATGCGCGAAAATGAATGCGCCTTATAAAATTTCTCAGCTTAAACCTTTAAAATCAATTTAAAACTTTAAACTATAATTGATTAGTATCGAAAAAAACATATAAAAATATGCCAGAATAATAAACCAAAAAATATACATTGATATTTTAATAAGTATTAATTTTTTCATTTCTATCCTTAGCATTCTGCAAATATTTATTATATATCGACATCTTTCCTATACCCAACTTTAACAACAATAACAATAAGCGCATCATCTTCAATACAACAAATAATTCTAGCTTTTTGCACCCGATAGCACCATAACCCATATTTATCATAGGATAACGGTTTTCCAAATTGGCGCGGGTCATCACTTTTGACAATGCGATCTTTTAAATATTTTATTATATCTTTTTGAAGCTTAGAATCTAACTTCTTAAAATCTTTTTTAGCTGAGTCAGTCCAATTAATCTGCCACATTAATACTTCTGCTTATTTCTTGTAACGTCCATAACTTTTCTGGCTTAGAAAGCCTTTCTAAAGCGTCATAGATATCCTCTAAGTCTTCTAAATGATTGACGACGGCTTCTTTTACATAAAAAGTCTTTGTACGGCCGGTTTTCTTTGCGAGATTATTTAGCCTTTCTTCAATTTCAGAAGGCAATCTAATTGATATCATATTTATAACCATTTTTGTATTACATGTAATACAAGTATATCACAAAATAGCCACGATCAGTATTCTTTATATTCTAATTCTTCTAATTTTTTCTTAATCTTGTCAAAGCTGACTGCTGCATTAACATTTAAGTGCTTATCAGGCGCATTATGGCCTTGCATTTTGTTAGCTATTTCTATTAATTTGGCAGCGAATATGTACTCTTTTTTATCACAATAATAATCAATACCATCGGCTAGTTTTGACAATTTATATTCATAGGTTAACGTATTAAGCTTTGAAAGCCGTTCACGGTGCTTGGCAACTTCTTCTTGGATATAATTTTTATTTAATAGCCTTGCTAAATTGGGGAAAGTAATACTGGTCTGTGGATAACCAGCTTCCCTCATCGCTTCTAAACCATCCCCGCTTCTCGCATACACTGCACAAAAAACATGGTGCCTTTTTTTTATGGGCCGAGATGTTTCTGGGATCTTGTCTAAGATGTCTAAAGCGGTATCTAAATTCTTTTTAATCATTGTTTTTTATTCTTTTTGGACGCCCGCGTCTTTTAATATGCAATTCTTCTTCTGGATTATTCATTGAATGAAACGGGGATGCTTTATTCGGTTTCTTTTCTATTTCACAATATCCTATTCCATCGCATTTTATACAATCTTGCTCCATCATTCCAAGCCCTAAAATAACTTTTTGCCCTCTGCAAGAAGGACAAACAATAACTTCTGTCATAAAAAAATCCTTTTATTAAAGAAAAACATCAAATTATTAGCTGTTCTTCTATAAATGTCAATATAAAATAATATTTTTTAATAAAAAATAATAAATATTATTGCAAAATAATATAAATTAATATTATTATATAGCCTTTCTATAAATCAAGGGTTAAATATGCAAAAGATTGAACCAGATATTGAAGCCGATATGCAGCAACAATACGAAGAAACCATGAAAAAAATACATCAATTCTTTGACCTAAAAAGAAATTTGTGCATGGCGGAAATTGATTTATGTAATATATTTTCTTCGTTTCAAGATAATATTTATGAAATGATAACAGCGGCAACAATTATAAATATAAAAATCAAAAAATACGGCATTAAGAATGTAACGTTAGAAGATGAAACCTGTATAAAAAAAGAAAAAATAAAGATGTTGGAAGAATTTATTAACATTAAAAGAAAAAAGCGTACTCAGAAAAATTTAGTGAAAACAGTTAACACACATGAAATGTCTGCAGAAGACATCATATCGTTAATAATAACGCTTAGCGAAGTTTTTGTTAACAAATATGTTTTGCCTAATAATCCTGTGGTGCATTAATCATGAAAAAAATAGCGGTTATTAATCAAAAAGGCGGCGTAGGAAAAACATCGATTGCTTATAATTTGGCCTATTTTCTGTCGTGGAAAAGCAAACGAACACTTTTAATAGACTTTGACCCCAGTGCAAATGCGAGCCATGGCTTAGTCCATGAATTTGAACCTTCGCAATTATTTATGAGCAGCGTGCTTCAAATGGCTAGATCGAAAACAGTTACCCATATGATAAAAAACGCCATATTCCATATTGGAAATAATTTGATGCTAATACCCGCTGATATTCATTTAGCGATGGCACAAAGGCATCTAGCTAATGCAATAAAAAGAGAAACTTACTTGTACAATATTTTATCTAAGATAGAGGAGCCTTTAGATTATTGCGTAATTGATTGTTGCCCAACACTTGGTGAATTAACCATAAATGCTATTTATTGTGCGGATATTATTTTAATACCGGTTACTTATGAAAAAGATTCTATCCAGGGTATAAGCGATTTATTTCATGTTATTAATGAAGTGAAAGAGTTTGATAAGTACATATTTAAAATTGTAAGAAACAAAAAAGATATTCGAAAATCTATAACCAATGAGTATATAGAAAACAATCTAAATGATTTATACAAGGAAGGTCATGTCTTAGAAACAATTATTCGTCAAGATGAACATATTAATCAAGCTAAGATAAGGAATATGCCTGTTTATAAGTACAATAAAAGCTGTAAAGGAACAAATGATTTATTTAGCCTAACGGAGGAAATATTATGTCTAAACTAACCAACGCTGAACAAATGTCTATAAAAAATATCCCTACACAAAAAGAAGACGGTATCAAGAAAAAACTTGGGTTAATACACAAAAAAAGCGTTAACAGATGCTTTTCGCTTCAAGAAGACATCAGTATTTATTTAAACAATTTGACAGAATATCTTAATAAGAATTATGAAATTAAGCTCAATTGTAGTAAAGTACTGAGCTTGATTATTCTTTATGCTCAAAAAGCTGATTTTCAAGATCTACTAAACGTCATAATCAAAAAAGAAGATGGTCTATGATAAACATTACAACTGAAACCAACCAGTTGGTAGTTACTATTAATGATGGCTCATACCAAGCTTTATTAGCTCTATTTAATAACAATGCTGCCGAAGTTTCTGATTTTATATTTGATTGTATTGAGTCAGAAACAACAAAAATTCTTGAAAAAATGTCTAATATTGAATACAAAGAATTTGTTAAATTAAGGGAAGAAAATATGAGTAAATTAGCATGCAATGATGGGTTATTTTCCGATGAACCTTTAGACTCTTTAGACTCTTTAGATTCATTATAGCCTAATTTATACGTAAGGAAGAGAAATGTACGAAATAACGATAAAAATAGAAGATGAAACCATGATGAAAATAAATGAATTTTGTTTGAATGATCATCACGCTGTATATTGTTTTATCATTCATGCTATCCATGAGCAGTTAGAAACGCAAAAGATGTATTATAAAGTAAAGCGGTTTTTTAAAAAATTTGGCATAAGAATTTAATGTGTTTTTAATGATTGACCTATAATATAAGATATATGCAATAAAGAGAGTATAAAGCATGATTGATGAAGAAAAAATGATAGATAAAGCTATTGATTTCCATAGGGTTCTAACAGAGGAATCAAAAAAGTTTATGGATAAAAACCAAGAAATGCATATATTACAGGTGTACTTGATAATCAGCACCGCTATTTCAATATTTACTGCTGAATTAATCTATAATTGCTTTAAAAAAACACCGAAATTCACTGAAAATCATTTTGCTTTGGTTGATAAAATATGCAAGCTTACTAAAAGTCAACTGGAAATTATTATTTCTGAAAACTAATTAATTTGTGATAATACATATATACAATAAAGAGATTGTAAAAATGACAGCAATAACGTTTGATACATTGGCGTTTGCCAACAAACTTAAGAACGCAGGAGTAGAGCCAAAAGCAGCTGAAACACAAGCAGAGGCTATTAGTGAGATTTTAAGTGAACTCACAACGAATCAACTAGCCACAAAATCAGATCTAAAGGCATTAGAAATATCAACTAAAAATGACCTAAAAAATGAATTAAATAAATTAGAAATTCGTATGTATAAGTCCATTGGCGGAATGATTTTTTTTGCTGTCACAATCTTAGGCGGTCTTCAAACTTTATTCCATTTTATTAAATAATAATTGTTCCGGTATTTCTTACGGTAAAGGTATCCTATAATGAATGAATTAAAAAAACATAGACTTGAAATGCTACAGGATGTATTAAATAAATTAAATGGAATAAGCTCTCTTTATCAAAAAGCTTCACCGACGCGGACTTTAATACGTGGAGCTATTGCGCATATTAGAACTCTACATGATTTAGAATCAGATACTAATGTTGATAATGAAACAATAGGCGTTTTAATGAAAGAGGAAACTATGCATGATGAGTAAAAAAAAATATGGGGAAAAGACATCTGAGTTATTCCGCATACTATTAAAAGAAATACACAATTACTGGGATGAAAACAAAGAAATACCTCTGGAAGATTATTTTCCTATTATCCACGTCGCTATTTCAAATCTTATCGCGACGATAATCTATCATTTTTTAGAAAATGCCGAACATGAAGACTATCCGGGAGATAACAAGTATTTCGCATGTGTGGATGATATGTGCAGAGTTGCTAAAGACATGTTACCATTTTATATTTCCGGTAATTTAAAAACATAGAACACGAAATTTATTGTAGGTAAAAGGAGTATATAAAATGCTGAGTGACGAAGAACTGACAAAAAAGGCGGATGAGTTATGCCGTATATTATCAAATGAAATAAAAAAGTATTGGGATGAAAACAAAGAAATCCCGATAGGAAATTTGTTTTCTATGACAAATCTTACTATTTCAAATCTTGTCGCTGCGGCAACCTATCATTTTTTAAAAAACGTCGAAAATGAAGCATACCCCGGAGATAAAAAGTATTTTTTATGTGTCGATACACTATCCAGTGTTGCTAAAGGAATGCTGCCTTATATTTCCGATCAACATTATTTTGATTAGATAAATCATTGATGACAAAAACATAGGTTTTTTAACAAAAGAAGATACAGTATGATTGATGAAGATTTTAATAATTTAGCAAAGCGTGTTGCGAAGTTAGAAGGAGCTGTTGCCAGATTAGATTTAGAAATTAAGGTTAAACAATTCAAGGCTGACATGGACGAAGGAAATGGTTTTATGGGATGTCTAGGCGACCTTGAAGAAAAACTCAATGAAAAAATAGATAACATTGAAGAAGTTGTTTATGAAAGAACTGGTAAAGAAATTGCATACATGACAAAAATTTCAAAATGGATCAGTGTTAAAGACTATTTGCCAGGGACTTACTCTGAATGGGTAATTGTAAGATGTGTCGATGAAAGATATGACGAAGGCACAGATTTTTATTCTACAGCAATATATAGCCCGGAAAAATGGAAATGGATTTTGCCCGCTGAATTAAAAGAGTATGAAGAAACGGCAAAAATCACTCACTGGTGTTATCGTCCAGATTTTTTAGAATAAAAAAGTTAAAAAAACGTCCCAATCAAAAATTGATTTGGGGCTAGACATAAATTTAAGCGTTAATGAAGAAGAATAATTTAATGCCAGCAATAGTTATCATCACAATAAATAGTACTGGCATTAAATAGTGGGATCTTGCAAAGGGTAACACCAGCATTCATTGTAAAATATTAAAGTCTTAAGTCAATAGTTTTAAAAATAATTTTATATTCACGTTTTATAAGCTCTATTTATCCAACCTTCTAAGAATATTTTATATGCTGAATGCTTGGCGCATAAATATCGATAAAAACCTGCTCTTTCAGATCTAAATGCTGATAAGAGCGCATTACCATGATTATCCATGGATTGGCCATTGAGATTAATTTCAACTAAAGTTTTAACTCCTAAGATCCCATCTTCTTTAAGAATTAAATCTCCATGGACAGCATTAGATGCCCTTTGTACACATTTAATCGCTTCTAATATACCCGCATTAACCGACATATCAAATATGGCCGCACATATAGATGGATTTAATATATTAGAAAATTGCGCCTTATCCCAAAATTCGCCCTTATAAAAGGCTTTTGCTTGGGTTTCAGTCATGTTTTCAATAACTTTAAAAGTAAGTGGTGTATTAAATCCATACAAGGATAATTTTTCCGGATCTAAACTGCAAACGGTTTTCCAGCATATGCCATAGTTTGTGGGTCCGCCACTATCGACCGGGTTATTAACATAGCCACCTTCATTCTTTAAAACAGTCTTTATTACTTCGTCAAAATAGCTCATTTTTCTTCTCTTCTTATTATTCTTATTAATCTTGAATATAGCTTGTATATATTTTAACCGCTTCATCATACCCTGCTGCAATTTCTGCTTTATAACCTGCTTGACGCAAGTTTTCAATCCATTCTTTTTGCCTTTCAGAAACAATGGATTTTTTACGCCTTTTAAACTCAATATAAAGGCCACCAAAGCCTTTTCTCATGGCGCATATGCATATATCGGGAACTCCCGCTTTGACGCCTTGTTTCTTAAGTTTAACGCCTTCACGAGGATGTCTAAATCCACCATTAGGAACATGGTAAAATAGCTCCCCCTTTTGTTCCAGGAATTGAACGAAGGTTGCTTGCTCTTGATCTTCTTTCAAACCAGCAAGATATTCTTGCGCGGTCATAATAACGTTCGACATTGCAAATCCTTTTGCTAAAAAGGCGAATTATACAAGATATAAAAAGGTTGATAAACAAGTTAGGGAATTTTATTGATTAAATACAATATCTATTAAAAATAGTTTATTAATATATTTAATTTATTAATAGTGTTCATTTAATACATTGTATTTTAATTGCGCAGTTAAATTAATTAGTCGCTAAAGTCTAATAACAGCCATAATCTCTCGATAAACGGCGCGGATTAGTTTCCATCCATGATAGAAAACCGCAAACAATATAATTCCAGCAGGAATGATCAAAAGGAAAAATGGGATAGCCAAAACCCAAGTCGATAAATCCATACATAATCCTTGTAAATTTCATGTCCATGTAACGAATTTCAAAATCCAATATTGTAATCCAAAAGTAAAAAAATTATACATAACCCACCAAATATAAATTGTACATTTTAAAAACAATACGCATAGACAGCATTGCGACACTTCGTGCGACACCTATTGCGACATTGCGCGACACGTAAATTTGTCGCAATGATTGCTACCCTATCCTTTCTATATGATAATAGTTGTATAATAAATATACAATATGTATAATATATATACTATTATTATATATATTTGTATATTATTATTACACTAAGCGTCGCAATTGTCGCAACAAGTCGCAGAGTTGTCGCTGAAATTTAGCGACGCACATTTATTATGCAATTTGTTTATAAATTATACTAAATGGTTATAATTTAAACCAAAAATATACGTTTTCACATACTCTGTACGTCCTGCGACAAAAATCCTGCGACAAAATCGCCTAAATTGAGTTGCGACACCTTTAAAATCAATAACTTATGTTTTTAATAGGTTTGCGACACTTATTGCGACACTCTTCTTAAAATAAAAATACACGAAATAAATAACGCATTTGAAAAATTAAAATGGCTTTCCCAATCTTCTCTTCCAACTCTTAGCGAAAATGAATGGATGATTTTGTTAAATGTTTACGGATCAAGTGTGGATTGTCGAGCACCCTACAGGATTGCTAGCGATATTATGGATAATTTTGGCGTTATATCACTTGAAGATTTAGCTGATGATGGCGTTAAAAATATGGTTAAAAAATCTTATAAATGGAGTCAAGCAGAGCAATTTTCTGTTTTAGACATGATTAGAAAATTTTTTGTGCATCATCATTCTACTGCTGAATCTAATTTGCTTGAAATCATAGATAAATTGAAAAATTTATAATTTTTATTGAAATATATAAATAATTAACCAAAGGGTGGCGCCCAACATGTGATTTTGGGCGCCACCCTTTATCAAGCAACGGAGGTATTAATTTTGTATTTATTTGGCGCAAGCATTTCGATATGGTCATGGGTTGCCAAAATATCTAATAGTTCTAGTAAAATCTCTTTGTTTCTGATTTTATACGGACAATATCGAATGATATTTCTAAAAGTGAGTTCATCGGTATTATTTTTACGTGAGTAAGCCGTTAAAAAATCGGATAAGACTTGAGCAAGCTGCAATTTTTCTTGGATATCTGTGTTATCAATACTGTTTAAAGTATAAGAAAATAACCTTAGCGCCTCTTCAGTGTAATAATTAAACAACCCTATCCCAGACATAACATGCCTAGCTTCTATGGTTTGTGCATTAAAATCTTCATAGAGGGCTAATATTGCCGCCAAACGACAAATATGAGACATCCCCTTGGCTATAAGCTTCTCTATAGGCGCATAATCGCCTTTTACGCGATGCTGGAGGTCATTGTAGAAATAATCATTAACGACATAAAAAGCTTCTCTATTAAGCCCGATATCCCTTAAATTGGGTTCATTACGAGTGCCATAAACAATCGGTACATCTTTGCTGATGTAGCTGTATATTTTGTCAGCAAATTTATTATAAGATGGTTTGCTTTTAATATTCTGGTTATCAATAAATTTTAAATCCCCAAATTTCTTAGGCGGCGCGCTAATGAGACACCTTGCAAGGAAACCTTGGTCTTCAATCGCGGCATTATAGATAAGCTTTTCTGATATTTTCTTTTGCATCATTAAATGCATGGAAACACGCCGATTATAAATAATCTCTGATTCTTCCGAAATTCGAAACCGTGAAATACTTTTACCGTCCCAGATATTGGCTAGGCCAGCTAAGGTCTTTGTCAAGTTTTCATTAGTCATGGCATAACTGTTCAAAAAACGAGCGCCTTCATCGGTAAATATACCCATGCATCCACGGTTTATTTCTAAGTTTTTAACTAATCCTTCATAAGTAGGTTCTTCGGTAATAATCAATGGTTTTATAGGTTTTTCGGGTTCGTTTAAAATAAGCCCTTTTTTTATATCTCTTCCATAAGCCAAACAATCAACCTTGTACTTTTTTAAATCCTGGGTATATTGTTTTCGAGCTTCTGATTGAAATTTATGAATTGGAAATAATACAGCATTTTCCACCGTAGATTTCCTTTCGCCAGAACCAGCAATTGTTATGAAAAAATTGGACAACGGAAATTTAATTAAATCATTAATCGCAACATTCGCATGTGCTTGAAAGACTAATGCTAACGAGGAAAGTACACTTTGTGCACAAATGGGTAAAGAGGCTTGTAAAACATGGTTTAAATCTAAAACCAAATCTTTTAGCGAATCGCCTAGATCATCCACCGGGAAAATATTTTCTTTCTCTATTTTTTCTGTTAAGGGGATCGGGGAATTTTTTTCTTTATATTCAGCAAAAGAAGTAATGACGGCGGTTTTTTTAAAAATTTCAACTTTTTCTATATTTTCGATTTTTTTTGATTCAGTATTTTGATTTTTTGTTAAATCTGTTATATCATTCATCTTGTGTTCCTATATGGATAAATCCAAAGTTAAGAAAGTAAAACTGGGCGGTTTCCACAATCTTAGGGAATGAATTCTTTTCTAATGGCTTCAATGCCATAAAGAATCTGAAAATCATTCCAGTCTTTGGGTTTATCCATTATCTCTTTATCTTCTTCCGAAAAAATCGGATAAAAAATTAGAGATTTTGAAATCTTTGCTGCTTCCTCAGCGCTTTTTAAACCTACATTCTCCTTCCCATAAATATCATTATCAGCAGCAATAATTAATGTATAATCAGGATATAAATCCCTTATAATGGCAGCCACTTTAATTAAATTATGTGCGGAAAATGCACAGACAACCGCAAGTCCATATGCTTGATGTAAGCTACATCCTGTGGCATAACCCTCGCATAAAAAAACCTTTTTTTCAAGAGGAGATCCTAATAATAAATAATTTCCGTTTGGGGAAGTGCCAGATTTGAATCTTTTTGTTCCATCAGGGCAAATAAATTGCAAAGACTGTAAAGAATTAAAACAATCATGAAGAGGTATAACTAAAATATTTTTAAATTGTTTAGCTAAATAAGGAATAATATTCTTTTTTTTTACATAAGGATGATCAATATGAAATGAACTATCTGAATATATTTTTTTAGCTTCTTCCACATAGATAGCCCGTTGTTCTTCTTGTTTTTTTTTAGCTTCTTGTATAATAAAACGCCTTTCTATTGGGGTTTTAATAGAATTTTTATACCACCACGAATAGCAAGTTCCTTGCGACCAATCGCCAAATATAGCGCCGTCCCATTGGCCGATGATATAAACAAAAGCATCTTTTTTATGTGGATTTTTGCCTTGTAACGCAAAACGTTGGAAACTATCATCCGATAGGTCAATATGACCGATTATCTTTACATTTTTTTCATACATGAAAGATAATAAGTCATATTCAAAATTCATAAGAATCCCTACCAAAATTTTAAAAAAAATGACCGAAAATAATAATAACTAAAATTACACAATATGCATCAAAAAAACTCACCAATATTAACTCCAAAGTTGCATAATATTATCTGCAATAAAAATAATGAGCAAACGCTAAACACCTATATCATGTTCTGGCTTAAGAGGAGGAGGACAAAATATCGGCAATGGCATCCAAAAAATAGATCCTAAATAAACCCCATCAAAATCAAAATTATCAATGGACAAAACGTCATAACATTTTAAATGCCCAAAATAATATCTATTATTTGTCCAGATAAGGACTCTTTGATCTATCAACGGTTGTTCTTCTCTTATATCAAACCATTCCGCCTTTTTTTCATTAGAATTTTGGTTCCATCTTGCCCATTCTCCGGCTGCTAATGCTCGCATATTTTTATCCCCTATTGTTTGGCTTTCTTTGAGTAAATGATTATGTTTTAAATAATAATCTTCCTTTAGATTAATAATATATTGATTCATTTCTTCATTCATTTGTAAACAAAAATTATGGAAATCATCTTCGTTAAATTGAAAATCGATATCGGTAGATAATGTTTTATGTTTTAAAAATGAAAAGTTATTATCATTTTTTATGCAATGACCTTCTATGGTCATCGTAAGTCGAATAGTATCATCGGAATTCATGCTCAATCCATTATTTAATAATAAAATTAATTTTTAATAATAATATTTATTGACTTTCAATTATAAAGTCAAATCTGGCCTTAAATCTTCAACTTTTAATTCTATTCCATATTTTTTAAAAATATCGATTATTTTTTTTACATGGATTGGATTAGCTATTTTCATATTATGCGTTTCCCATTTCGATACTAATGCTGAAGAACACCCGATTTTTCGGGCAAATTCTTTTTGTTCTAGGCCGACTTTAAATCTTAAGTTTCGCAGCAATAACCCTGGGGTTTTATCGACAGCGACAGGTTTTTTTGATCTTCTCATATATGCTCTCCTGTGTAGATTTAAGCATTATCGCATTTTTTTAGCAAAGATCAAACAGTTTAAAATTAAAAACTTGACGTAATTTGTAAAATATAGTAAATTAATTTCAATTAACTTAAAATACATTATTTAATACTAAAACAGGAGTCATTGCATGTCACTTAACAACACAACAAATCTCGATTACCAAGATTTCGATGAAAATAAATATTTTCTTGCAGATTGGTTATTTAAATATGGGTATACAGATTGTTCTAAAAATATACAAACCACAAATAACAGAAGACTTTATAATCTTTATGTTGATATAATTATTGAAGAAGCAAAGTCAAGGAATGACTTTGAAATGATTGATTTACTTCAATTTTCAGGTTTTGTTTATCCATCAAAGATAAAACATACTTTAAGCCGTCATCAGTTAAAAGGAGTTAACTAATGAATATGTTGCCCTATGCGATTTCTTCTTCTAGTAAGATCAGAAACTATGTAGACGATATCATATCTTTATATCGGCCTAAAGAATTCAACTCTCTAAATACCCATCAAAAAGACTGGTTTTCAAATCTATGTTTAGAAGCTTTTGATTATGATACCGAAGTCATTTTATCCACTGAGGCCAATCAGTCTGTAATCAAATATCTTCTTTCTCAAGATAAATCTTCTGAAATTAACTTACAAAAACAACTCAGAGAATGCCTTTACGAGCGTTTTGAGGAATATTTTGATTTGTTACTAGAAGAAAATTATACCCATCGTTTTAATGAATCTATGTACGACGAAGGATTTAGCCCATTTTTTAATCAAGAAACAGGAGAAATATTAGAATGGATACGTTAATCAATAAAGAAGTACTTTATAGTATCGAACCCACGATTCTAAGAGACTATGTTGAAAAAAACGAAAGAATAAAGAATAAAAATAAAATCGCCAACCTAATTGAAAATATTTTAGGTTCTATTACGTTGGTATTGCTTTTCATTACTTTATTTAACGTTATATCTAGCATCAATTAACACATGCCTACTGGGCATTCGAAAGAGTGCCTAATAGGGATTTGTTAGGAAGCTCTTAAATGAGCATTATTGTAAACGTAGTAAATGTATGAGGTAAATTATGACACTTAGAGCAGTAAAACCAATTGCGGTTAAAAAGAGATTAAAAGCATTTTTCTATGGTAAAGCAGGCGTTGGTAAAACAACAGCAGCTATCCAATTCCCAAGACCTTATCTAATAGATACGGAAAAAGGCGCTGAGAACAATCAATATGTTCATTTGTTAAACAAAGCAAATGGCGTATATTATCCTACAAGTGATTTTGATGATTTAATGGCAGAAGTGAAGGCATTGTTAACAGAAAAACACGAATATAAAACGTTAATTATTGATCCACTCACCATTATTTATAATGATTTATTAGATAAGTCGGCTTTAAAAGTAGGGACTGATTTCGGAAGACATTATTCCGAAGCGGACAAAAAAATACGCGTTTTATTTAATCTTCTGCTTAGGCTGGACATGAATGTTATTATAACCGCACATGCTAAAAACGAATATGGGCAAAATATGTCTATCCTTGGGCAGACCTTTGACTGTTATAAAAAGGCAGATTACTTATTTGATTTAGTCTTTGAAATTCAAAAACGCGGCCAAGATAGAGTTGGTATTATAAAAAAATCTAGAATAGAAGCTTTTCCAGATGGTGAAACTTTCCCATTTTCTTATGAAGAAGTCGCAAAAAGATACGGGAGAGAAGAATTAGAACGCGATGCTGTAGAAGAAATATTGGCCTCAGAAGAAGAAATAAAAGAAATTAAACATTTAATTGAACTCTTTAAAGAGCCCGAAGAAATCGTCATAAAATGGTTTAAGAAATTTGAAGTTGAATCTTTTGAGTATATGAAAAAAGCAGATATACAAAAATGTATTAACTTTATGAAAAGCAAATTTCAAGATAAAGCGGCTTAATAATAAGTCAGTATATCAAGTATGCCAAAATCTATTTGAAACCAAGGAGAAGACCTATGAACTTAATTTTTACCCCTAAATCGGACACTGAGTTACTTAACCTATTGGATCCAGGGATATATGATTTTGAAGTTGTTAAAGCAGAAAATGCCATCTCTAAATCAACTGGAAATCCCATGATAAAGCTCACCAATAAAATATACGATAAAACAGGAAAAGAAATATATTTAAATGACTATCTTGTGCCTTCTGCGCTTTATAAGATAAAAAAATTTTGTGATTCAACAAATCTACAAAAGCAATATAATGCAGGAAATTTATCACCTTTTGATTGTGAGAAAAAAACTGGGAAATGTAAAATTGGCGTAGAAAGAAGCGGTGATTACCCTGCTAGAAACAAAATCGCAGATTATATTAAAATTTCTCTAGACTTTAATACTCAAACTAAAGATAATAGCGCCTTTGTAGATGATGACTTGCCTTTTTGAATAAACCCAAAAAGATAAAATTTTCTACAAATAGAGAGAAATCTCAAATCATGCAAAATGACTACCTCGAAAGCAGCCTTTGGGCTGCTTTTTTTATTACTACCATCTCTATATTTTCGCATTTCTATACTGTTTATTTTTTTTCTATTTATGTTATACTCGGGATAGGAAATAATGATCGCCTTCATTTAAATATGAAAACTTTCATTTAATTACTTAAAAGGATGACAAGGAATGTCTATCGTAAGTATTACCACCGATGTGCCAGGTCAAATCGGTGACGAACCCCGTAGATTAAAAATCATTTCTACAGATAATTTAGCAACAGTAACCGCCGCCGGATATTTAAATTCAGGTAATTTGTTAGGATATACCATTAATCCAACTGATATTATCGATATGTATTATGGATACAATCCGCCTGCAACTGTTGGGACTTATAACGTATTTCTTCCCTCTTTTTCAAATGGTGTAATTACTTTAGCAGTATCTGCCGATGTTTTGCCGCCAAGTGTCAATAGCGCTGTATTGACAACAACATCTGCCGGCGTCCCAACGTGGAAAGGTCCTTTAACAAACGGCCAATTGGTAGTCGGTTCAACAGGCGCTTCCCCTGTCGCGGCAACATTAACCGGTGGTACGGGAATATCAGTCAGTAATGGTGCCGGTTCAATTACGATTGCAAGCACTACTACCCTTCCACTAACAGTTCCAAATGGCGGTACCGGCCTTTCTACAACAACCGCTTATGGACTGCTTGCAGGTGGAACAACTGCCACAGGTAATTTCCAAAATGCCGGTACTGGAACTTCCGGACAAATGTATGTGTCAGGAGGTGCCTCCGCATTAGGAACTTGGACAACGCCTACAGGAACAGGCGTTCCAGTTAATTCTACTTCTCCTACTTTGGTAACCCCGACTCTTGGTGCTGCTACTGCGACAAGCATAACTTTTGGCGGAAGTGTTTTAAGCACCTATGTCACTGGCACTTGGACTCCCGCTTTGGCAGGTTCAAGCGCGAATCCAACTTCGGTGACTTATTCGTTTCAAGTAGGTGAATATACCCGCATAGGAAACGTTGTATATTATTATGGACGTTTAATATTAACTGCACTTACAATCGGTGCGGCAAGTGGGCAATTGCAAATCACCGGATTGCCAGTTGCATCTGTAAATACAACGGCGCTTGATTCAGTTGGATCTGCATTGGTGCAAAATTGTACTATTGATGCAAGCACTTTATTCATTGTAGGTCGTGTAGCCCATGGGCAAACTTATCTAAATATTTTAGAAAATGCCAATTCTTCGGCGGCTTCCACCACAATGGCAATTACCAATATTAGTTCTACAACTGATATTACTGTAAGCGGGTTCTATTTCACCTCTTAATTAAATTCATTTAAAAGGAATTAATCTTATGAAAACCAAAACTGAACATCATAAAGCTGCTCACCACAAAAAAGCTGAGCACCATATTAAAAAAGCTGCTCATCATCATGAAAAAGCGGCACATCACCATGAAAAGCATATGGAAAAAGCTGCCCATCATCATCATGAAGCGATGAAATATATGGAACATGCTAAACGAGCAGAAAAAGAACCGCATCATAAAGGTCCTCATCACAAAGCAAAATCTGCCCATAAAAAGAAATAAGTAAAGCTAAATAGATAGTCAATTTTATTGACTAATTGATTTTAAAGGCTAGAATAAAATTTAACGCCTTCTCGGCGTATTTTGCGACTATCCATTATTTGCGCCCTTCGGGGCGCTATTTTTTTATGGATTACGTAAGATAATAGTTATTTTTTCTTCTTTTTAGAACTTCTTGCTTCTGAATACGCAATGGCTACAGCCTGTTTTTGTGGCTTTCCTGCTGCCATTTCTCTTTCAATATTTTCTGCAAAGCCTTTACGGGTACGTGCTTTTTTACCTTTTACTAATGGCATATGGTTATTCCTTATGGATTAATATTTCTATTGCTTCTTTTGAAGTTCTGTGCTTATTTCTTGAGCAAACGCAGAAACTAATTTTTCGATTTGATCGGCAGAAATAATATTGTGCCCATATCGTTCAATAATTTGTTGGATGATATATTCAACAACTTTTTCTATAGTCATTTCTATTAATAAATTCATATTTTTTCCTTAATTAAATATTAACGATATCTTTAATTAGCAACTAAAATTAATTAAAAACTTTAATTAATTCCATTGTTACGAATTAACTACTCGACTTCCAAATAAAGCAAACGTCACATAAGCAGTCGCAGTTGTCGTAATTAAACTAATTTTATCTCCATTTTGCACTCTTATTGCAGGAGGATTTCTTTCAGCATTAACAGCACCTAAAGTGCCAGTGGGAGCAGCAGCAGTTACATTTACCCCAACAAATACATCTGCATCATCTTGATAAGAAAACCGAAGATGAAAAATATTATCGTTCGGTATTCCAGATAAAGTGACGTGTTGTTCTACGCCCGTAGAAAGTTGCACGCCCCAAATATGATTTGCTGGCTCTAAGGCAGGACTTGGCCATCCAGATTGATCACGTTGATATAAAAATTGTGTTGCTTGTGCCATATATTAAATCCTTTTAAACATGGTTAATATTTGATAATGTAATTCAATGAAATATTATCTGGACGTGTCTCCGCATAACCGGCAACAGAAGTTAAAACATTACTTCCAGAACTATTAGTGTATTGAAAATTAGTAGAGGTTGCGGTTTGCGTATTAGAACCCACACTAGAGTGAACGTGGGCCGTATAGGTGTTAAACTCTAATGTTCCTACTAAATCACCAAAATAGCTAACTTTATTAAGTGGCAATCGTGAGCTTGCATTTGGATCTTCGCTCGAACCATTGTTCCATCCACGAATAAAATATCCTCTTAAATCGGGTACCGCAAAATAATAGTTATTAATTGCAATGACTGTTTTGCTCGCAACTTGAGCTGCTGTATCTCCCGAGGTAATATTTACCTGAATATTAGTACCACTGGTAGCAGGCGCTGTAGCTGAACCAGTAACATTATACCAAGGGTTGAACTGTGCAGGCGTACTTGTAAAAAATGAAAAATATTGGCTATCGCTAATACTTGCTCCCGATACAGTAATAATACTCGTTTGCTGGGCGCCAGAAATCACATTTGCTAAGATGATTGCTAAATCATTTGTGTTATAAGTTGATTTTATACTGACCAGAATCCCTGTTCTTCCGCCAGGCGCTGGATCTGCCCCACTGCCATCAACTTTAAACCATATATAATAATCAGTAGATTGGTTGCTAATACCAAACCATTCCCCAGCTGAAGGCAAAGCAGCAAAAGAAAAAGAATAATTATTTTTTGTAGCACTGTTATTGTCCGCTGATTGACTGACGCTAAAGGCTGTAGTACCAGCAGTTGGCGCATTAACAAATCCTACACTATTACATTGTACTTCTACAGCATTAGAGGCAACAACATAAGCTTTTAAATTATAATTTCCGCCGGTGTGAATAGTAGAAACGGTAAAAGTAGTTGTTCCTGCAGATGAAGCCGTAGCACTTCCAGTTTTATTTGTTGTTATTAATATAGAATTATCCGACAATAAAACGGACGTACCAAAATTAGTACCAGTCCCAAACATCGGACATGAAATAGAATTTATCCACAATTTAGCTTGAAGCCTGGAATAAGGGATCCCATCCGACGAATAACCAGTTGTTAAATATTGAGTTCCATCGCAATTTAGCCATCCAAATGGAGCCGTTGTATTGATAGTAGAAATGATATTTCCAACTCCTCCAGTATCATAAGTCCAGCCCGCGTTAGTAGAAATAACGTAAAGCCCTATACTTTGTCCATTTGGATCAGGGGTAGGAGCTGCACCACACGTAGAAGCATAAAGCTGCTGAGAATTTGTTTGAACAGGAAACGATGATAAAGTGGCGTCATTTATAGTCAATGCAAAATTGGTCATTTCTACAATAAATGTAGTACTTGCTGGGAATCTTAAAACAATAGAAACAGTATCATCATTATTTGTTCCAAAAACGGCTCCTGCATTTGTTCCGAATAGTAAAGGCACATTAAATTTACTAACACTGTTGGATAAAAAAGCAACCGATGAAACATTAATGGTGACAGGAGAAGTGGGACTCCCCCCCGTTCCGTAATTTTTAATGATCAAAACTTGGATGTTATTTAAGTCGGCTCCCGTTAAAGATTGAGCTTCAAAATATAAGTTGTATAACTGAGTTGATGATGAAAATTTGTTAACATCTGGGAATGTTAACGTTATATCTTTTTGAGTATCTGAATTCGCTACCTGACATTGAAAACGCAATGCATAACGAGGAGTAGAAGTATATCCTGGATTACTCGAAGTAAAGGTAGTAAAAGTAATAATATCGGTTGGCGTATTACTCGTTCTTACATATGACCATCCGCCATCGCCAAGAATTGTTGTCGTTGCAGAAATTTTACCAACAACATTGCCATTAGCACTGGTTGCAGGAATATTATTATGAATTAAAAACTGACCGTTCGGTACAAAATTTGTAACTTCATTATCGCTATTAACTGCTTCATCAGTGAAATTTGGCCAACCTTCTCGACTAAATTGAAATACACCGTTTGAATTATAGACAGCTACATAGTAAAGCTGAATATTACCACTAGAATCAAAAGGATAATAATAAGGCAATATATCGTTACCTGATCCATCGGAGAATGTCCCATTTGCTGTAAGCGTTACTGGGTTAGGTAAAACCGTATAAACATAATTGGGCGGTGTACCCGAAATTTCATAAACTGGCTTTAACACACTTCTTGCGTCGTCTTCATAAAAATATACTTTTCCTCCAGCCAAAGGAAGTCCGGTGTCTTTATCGACAAAATATTCTTGCAAGCTTGGTGCAAGCATGTAATTTGGATTTAGCCCCATTTTTAAAATCCTTTTCCAAAATGGTCATTTTTAAACTATTAAATATTTCTTAATGGTTTAATCATTTTTATTTATTATTTGTTCCTCAGCAGGTAATAGAGTTGCCGGCAGCCCTCTGCGTAATGAATTTGCTAACATTTCCGAAACCGGAGATTTACCTCCAGTGAAATAATTAGTGTAAAATCGTTGAATGGATGGTTTACTAAATATTCCTTCCATTGAAGCATGTAATGCTGGGTTTAACGCACTTCCCGCCATAGCTCCTAAAATAGGTTGATGGTATATACTTCCTACAGCACCACCAATCCCAATAGGAATAACATGCTTCATAATACTTTGAGCGTAATGATCTTTTTCCAAAGCTTTTGGATTTTTTTCTAAAATATTATTAAGCGCATTAATATCTTTAATTTCGTCTTTATTAAATAATATTTTTTGTTGCTCATTGCTTAATTTATTATACTTATTTAGAAATTCATTCGTATCTATCCCTTTTGTTTTTAATGCGTCACTAAAGTAAGCATGTTTTAAGTAGTCTTTCCCTTCTTGTTCATTGCCAATCATGTTAATAAATTGTTGCATTCGAGCAGTACCTTCCGCTCTTGATTTCGGCGTATAATCATAAATAAAATTACCTTTTTCGGCATAAGGGTTAACATTTTTTGTATAGGCCAAAAAGCTACTGTGTTTATTTTTACCAGTTTGGCCTATTAAATCGTGAAATAATTGATTTTTTTCTTGAGTCGCTTTATTTGCTGCATTCCACAATTCGCCAATAGTATCGTTCAATCCATTATTACTAATATTATTCTGAATAGTTTCCTTCATTTTTTTTCTGGCTAAATTAACAGTGTTAAAGGGTTGGCTCTTACCTAAAACTTGTTCATTTTCGAAATCTCTATTTAAAGATTTATAATGTTGTAAAGCACTTGTAAAAGTATTATGTTTACTTTTATTTATGTAATCATCTAATAAAGACAAAGATGTTTCGTTGTATCTTTTTTCAGCAGGCTGTTGTGAAGATTTGTTAAATAAATCGCGATATACTTTTGCCAATTCTTCTTTATAAGAGTTATTATTAAATTTAGTCCCTGTTAAATCTACTAACGCAGATTGATAGGGTAGTTGTTCCCATAAAGCGTTTTCGGTGGCTTTTTTATTTAAATAATTAGCATAAGCTTTATCAAATGCTTCTTGATTAGTTAAATTTTTTATGTTCTCTAAAGATTTACCTATCGATTGGTTTAATCCACTTGCGGCATACTTACCTAAATGGCTCACGCCTCCCTTTATAGCACCTATGCCTAATTCTCCTACAGGCGCTGTTATAGCTCCTAAAGTAGCACCTGCAAAAGGGCTTTTCTCTTGCGTTAATCCAAATGCACCACCACTCAGCGCTTGATTTGCTAACCGAGCGCCCAGCGACGCTTCTGGGATTCCTTGGGATAATAATTTAGCACCTAGTAAAGCTTCTCCTCCGATGCCATAAGGGGCATATTGGGCGGCACCTTGTATAAGCTTGTCTTTTAAACTGGGTTCATTAATGCCAAGTATTTTATTAAAATCATATTTTGAAGTACGAGGGATAGCATTTGCTGTTTTTTCATTTATTATCCCATGGGAAGCCAATGCATTTGCAATATTATAAGGAGAATTAGCCAAATTAATAGCAAAGTTTCCTAAGCCTGCTAAAACGTCTTTTCCCATACGTTCACTTTGAGATTGGCGATTAAGTACATCTTTTTTGATTTGTTCTAATGGATTAAGTTTCGAATTATACTCGGCATATAAATCTATTGGTTTTTCTGATTTATCAGGCATAATCCCATATTCTTTATATAAATCTATAGCCATTATTCTATTCCAAAATCACTTTTTACTTTATCTATACTAAGTCCATTCTGATCAGCGGTATGTTCTAAATCTTTTTGAGTTATTTTTTTTCCCAATATTGGAGAAAAATATATTTTTTGCTCAGAAGAATTTGAGCTATTTTTTGTATTGGTGTTAGATTTATTTTCATAAGGTTTAAAATTAACATCGACGCCTTTTTTAACCACATCGGTTAAGAATTTCGCTCTTTCATTAGACCATGTCTTCAATACTTCAATAGCATTTCGAACGGATACGGGATCGGAATATATTTTATTGTTTGGGTCAACCAGCGGCGTTATATTTTCTAAAACATATTTAGATTGAATAGAAGTTGCCAATGCTTTTCTGACTTGGTCAATAATTAAAGGCTTATTGACATC